TTTCACAAGAATTAGTAGCAAAAATTGTCCTTGACACCATCAAACAAGTAAAAGACGCCCCATTTGAAGGAACACAGTTTGTTCAAGAGAAAGCGTTAAAGTTCTGTAAACAACAAGAACTTCAAAAGGCGATGGACAAAGCCCAAAAGATTATTACTGAAGGTGACTTTGAATCTTATGACAAAGTTGAGAGTTTGGTTCGTGAAGCGCTACAAGTTGGAGAAAAAGACACGGGTACAACTGATGTTTTTTCTAACCTTGACACAGTACTTGATGAGGATTTTAGACACCCAATTCCATTAGGAATACCAGGTATTGACAGATTACTTAAAGGTGGTTTGGCAAAAGGAGAAATTGGTGTTATCTTAGCACCCACAGGTGTTGGTAAAACCACTATCTTAACAAAGATTGCGAACACTGCGTTTAATCTTGGGTATAATGTTCTTCAAATATTTTTTGAGGACAACCCAAAGATTGTACAACGTAAACACTTCACACTTTGGACAGGTATTGAACCAGACAACTTGGTAAATCACAAAGAAGAGGTTATGGCCAAACTTACAGACATCAAAGAAACAATGAAGAACGAGTTAATTATGAAAAAGCTTCCTTCAGATTCAATGACTATGAACCAAATCAAAAACCAAATCAGAAAGATGATTGCTGATGGTACAAAGATTGACTTGGTTCTTTTGGACTACATTGATTGCGTTGTTCCTGAAAGTTCAAGTAAAGATGAATGGAAAGCTGAGGGTTCGGTAATGAGAGGTTTTGAGGCAATGTGTCACGAACTATCATTGGTTGGATGGACAGCAACACAGGGTAATAGAAGCTCTATATCTTCTGAGGTTGTTACTACCGACCAAATGGGTGGTTCTATTAAGAAAGCACAAGTTGGACACGTTATCATTACTGTGGCTAAAACTTTACAACAAAAAGAAATGAACTTGGCAACAATTGCTATTACCAAATCACGTATTGGTAAAGATGGGGTAGTGTTTGAGAACTGTAAGTTTAACAACGAACTACTTGAAATTGATACAGAGTCATCTGTAACCTTCTTAGGGTTTGGAGAACAACAAGAAGAAAGAAAACGTGACAGAGTTAAAGAACTCTTAGAAAAGAGAAAACAAAGAGAACAACAATCGTAAAAAAAATAATTATGGAAAAAATTTTAAAAGAAAACCCAAATAGGTTTGTTATCTTCCCTATTGAACATAATGACATTTGGGAATACTACAAACAACATCAAGCAGCGTTTTGGACTGCAGAGGAAATAGATTTAACAAACGACATTCGTGATTGGGAAAATTTATCAGATAACGAAAAGTATTTTGTTAAGAATATATTGTCATTTTTTGCGGCATCCGATGGTATTGTAAATGAGAATTTAGCGGAAAACTTCTTAAAAGAAGTTCAATACCCTGAGGCAAAATTCTTTTATGGGTTTCAACTAATGATGGAAAATATACATTCATTAATGTACTCGTTACTTATTGATACTTATGTTTCAAGTGCTGAGGAAAAAGATGAATGTTTCCACGCAATTGATAGATTACCTGCGGTACAGAAAAAAGCAAATTGGGCATTGAATTGGATTCAAAATGCTTCGTTTCAAGAAAGATTGGTTGCTTTTGCAGCAGTTGAGGGTATTTTCTTTTCAGGGTCATTCTGTTCAATTTTTTGGTTAAAATCAAGAGGAATTATGCAAGGATTATGTAACGCTAATTCATTAATATTTAAAGACGAGAACTTACATTGTGATTTTGCAATTCACTTGTTGAATAATCACATAGAAAACAAACCAAGTGAAAAAAGAATTAGAGAAATCTTATTATCTGCATTGGATATTGAAAAAGAATTCATCACAGAATCATTACCAGTTTCACTTATTGGTATGAATTCAAACTTAATGAGACAATATCTTGAGTTTGTTGTTGATGGATTATTAATTAAATTTGGCTGTAAAAAAGAATTTAATGTTGAACAACCATTTAAATTCATGGAACAAATCGCGGTTGAAACTAAAGGTAACTTCTTTGAATCAAGAACCGTTGAATACCAAAAAGCTAAATTAAACGAAACAATCACATTTGATGAAGATTTCTAAAATATAAAAACTATGATGTCATTAAAAATTAAAAAAAGAAGTGGTGAGGACGCGTCCTTTAATCCACAAAAAATTTACAATAGAATTAAAAGAGCGGCGAAAGGATTAAATGTTAATTCAGACGAGATTTTTATTAAAGTTATAACTTCGGTACCAACCGAGGGATTGATTACAACTAAAGAGTTAGATAAACTTGTATATGAAATCGCGGCAGCTTACACTGGTAGTCATCACGACTATTCAAGATTAGCATCGTCAGTTGCAATTTCTGCTTACCATAAAGAAACCAAAGATGGTTTTTCTGAAACTATTATGGAGTTATATGAGACAGGTGTTGTTAATGAAAAGTTAATTGAGATTATGAATAACTACGGTCATGAAAATATTGACGCGGTTATTAATCACGAAAACGACTATAACTTTGATTACTTTGCTTGGCGTTCATTACAAGAGATGTATCTGTTAAAGACACCTCAAGGTAGAGTAATTGAAAGACCACAACACATGTATATGAGAGTTGCTCTATGGGTTACAAATACATTTGAAGAAGCGGTAGATTATTACAAATCATTATCTAATCAACTTATTTCACCTGCAACACCAATCATGATTAACGCAGGTACCAAGGTACCTCAGTTAGCTTCATGTGTATTACATTACAACAATTCAGATTCACGTAATGGTTTACTACAGACTTTAAATGACATTTCAACATACTCTTCAGATGCTGCAGGTATTGGATTATCAATGTCTAACATTAGAAGTAAAGAAAGTAGAATTAACTCATCAGGTGGATTCGCTGGTGGTTTATTGAAGTACTTAAAGATTGTTAACGAATCGTTAAGGTTCTTTAACCAACAAGGTAGAAGACCTGGTAGTGCGGCAATTTATCTTGAACCATGGCACAAAGATGTAATGGACTTGCTTGAAATTAAAAAGAATACAGGCGCTGAAGAATTAAGAGCGAGAGATTTATTTACTGCTCTATGGATTCCTGATAACTTTATGAGAGCAGTTAAGGAAAGTGGCGATTGGTATCTATTCTGTCCTAATGATATTTTGAAAGCGGGTATTAAACCACTTCAAGAATGTTATGGAGATGAGTACGAATCAAACTACAACAAAGCGGTTGAAATGGGTCTTGGTAAGAAAATTAAAGCTCAAGATGTTTGGACTAAAATTGTTGAATCACAAATTGAATCAGGTGTCCCTTATTTATGTTCTAAAGACAATGCTAATAAGAAAACTAACCACCAAAACATTGGGGTGATTAAACAATCAAACTTATGTAACGAGATTTACCAATACACAGATGAGGAAACAACAGCAATCTGTACATTGTCTTCAATGGTATTAAAGAACTTCATTAAAGACGGTAAATTTGATTACAAATTGTTAATTGATGAAACAAGAAAAGTTGTTAGAGCATTGAATAATGTAGTTGACAAAAATAACTACTCAACCGAAAAAGGATTGAAAGGTGGTTTAGAACAAAGAGCTATTGCAATTGGAACACAAGGTTTAGCTGACGTATTCTATTTAATGGATTACATCTTCACTTCTGAAGAGGCAAGAACATTAAATAAAAACATTTTTGAAGCAATTTATTTTGCAGCTATTACTGAAAGTATGGAGTTATGTAAATCAGGAGGTAGAAAACCATACAAACACTTCAAAGGTTCACCAATGTCAAAAGGTATATTCCAATTTGACATGTGGGGATTAAATGAAACTGATTTATTATTGGATTGGTCATCTTTAAAAGAGGATGTTAAACAATATGGTGTTTGTAATTCATTGTTCACAGCTCAGATGCCAGTTGCATCTTCGGCTAAGATTACAGGTTCATTTGAAATGACAGAACCAGCTCACTCGGCATTATTTAATAGAAGAGTGGTTGGTGGTGAAATTATGATTGTTAACAAATATCTAATTAATGACTTTGAAAAACTCGGTATTTGGAGTGAAGACCTAAAGAATGAAATTATTATGAATGAAGGTTCAATTCAAAATATCAACTTTAACAATCATCTTGACCCTGAAGATAAAAACTACACTAAGAAAGTTAAAAGAACTGAACACTTGATTAGTAAGTACAAAACAATTTGGGAAATATCACAAAGAGAACTTATTGACATGGCGGCAGAAAGAGCTCCATTTATTGACCAATCACAATCAATGAATATCTATATGGCTAATCCAACATTGTCAAAGATTACTTCATCACATTTCCATTCATGGGAAAAAGGTTTGAAGACGTTATGTTATTATGTTAGAACTAAAGCAATTTCAACTGGAGCTAAACACTTAGCGGTTGATGTTTCTAAAATATCTCAACCTAAAGTTAAGGTTGAAATACCAAAAGTTGAAATAACAGAATTAATAAACAAACCTGAAGATAGTCCATTTGAGTGTTTTGGATGTTCAGCTTAAACATTAATAAAAATCCCAACTTATGTTGGGATTTTGTTTTTTAATCTATTTATAGAAAAAAACAACACATTATATTTATAGTTATGGCAAATGGTGTTACATATGGTATAAATTTTCCCTTCAGAGATTCACGAAGAGGTGACTATTTGGAGTTAACTGAATTTCAGTCTCAAGAAATTAAGGCTGATTTAATTCATTTATTGTTAACAAGAAAGGGTTCAAGATATTTTTTACCACAATTTGGTACAAGATTATATGAATTTCTTTTTGAACCATTTGACGGATTAACATTTAATGCTATTGAATCTGATATTAGGGATGCGATTGAAAACTTTATGCCAAACTTATTGGTTAATAGTTTGAGTATAACACCTGCTGACCCACAAGAAGAGGTAGATATTGCGACAGGTCAAAACTCGGTTGGAACTAGTGAATCATCAATATATAGATTCCCTGGTAAAGGAACGTCAGAATACACAGCAAAAATAAGAATTGATTACTCAACCAATGGTTCAACATTTGGTCAGAGTGATTTTGTAATTATCAATATTTAAATAAGATGGCAAATAACAGAATATCATACGCTAGTAGAGATTATCAGTCAATAAGAACTGAACTCCTAAATTACGCAAAAACTTACTATCCTGATTTAATTCAAGATTTTAATGATGCTTCAGTGTTTACTGTTTTCCTTGATTTAAATGCCGCGGTTGCCGACAACTTACATTATAATATTGATAGAAGTATTCAAGAAACTGTTTTACAGTATGCACAACAAAGGTCTTCAATTTATAACATTGCAAGAACATACGGGTTAAAATTGCCAGGTCAAAGACCGTCAGTATCGTTAGTTGATTTTTCAATTACAGTTCCTGCCTTTGGTGACAAAGAAGATGAAAGATATCTTGGGACTCTATCAAGAGGTTCTCAAGTTGTTGGTGCTGGTATTGTATTTGAGAATGTTTATGATATTGATTTTGCGTCACCATACAACGCTCAAGGTTTCCCAAACAGATTAAAAATTCCAAACTTTAACGCTAATAATATTTTAGTTAACTATACAATTACCAAAAGAGAAGTCGTAGTTAATGGTATCACTAAAGTGTTCAAAAAAGTTATTGGAGCAAATGACGTTAAACCTTTCTTTGAATTATTCTTACCTGAAAAAAATGTTTTAGGTATTACAAGTGTGTTATTAAAAAATGGTACAAACTACACAAATACTCCAACAACCGCAGAGTTTTTAGGTTTAGATAATAGATGGTATGAGGTAGATGCGTTGGCGGAAGATAGAGTGTTTATTGAAGACCCAACAAAAGTGTCTGACCAACCTGGAATTAAAGTTGGTAAGTATATTCAAACACAAGATAGATTTATAACTGAGTACACACCTGAAGGGTTTAAAAAGATGACATTCGGTGGTGGTACTAATACTGCTCAAGACCAATTGAATCAATTCACCACATTAGGTACAACATTGGAGTTACAAAGATATTCAAACAACCTTTCATTAGGTGCGACATTAACTCCAAATTCAACATTGTTTATTCAATACAGAGTCGGTGGTGGTTTGGCAACAAACTTAGGGACAAATGTTATTAACTCATTAGGTACCGTATCATTCTTTGTTAATGGACCTTCAGAGACCACAAACTCATCTGTTGTTAATTCATTAAGATGTGTTAACGTAACTGCAGCAGTTGGTGGAGCAGGTATTCCTTCACTAGAAGAAATTAGAAACTATGTGTCATTTAACTTTGCCGCACAAAAAAGAGCCGTAACCGTTCAGGATTATGAATCATTAATTAGAAATATGCCATCTCAGTTTGGAGCACCAGCAAAAGTATCTATTACAGAAAATGATAATAAAATTTTAATTCAAATATTATCATACGATACTTCAGGTAAATTGACTAATATTGTTTCAAACACATTAAGACAAAATATTGCGAATTATTTGTCAAACTATAGAATGATGAATGATTACATTTCTATTTTTACTGCGGAAGTAATTGATTTAAGTATGGATATATCAATTGTATTAGATTCTGCTCAGAATTCGGGACAAGTAATTTCAAGTGTTGTTGATAAAATATCTGCGTATCTTAACCCACAAACAAGACAATTGGGACAGAACATTTATTTATCTGAAGTTAGAAGCTTAATACAAAATACAAATGGAGTATTAACTGTTGCAAATATTGATGTATTCAATGAAGTTGGAGGACAATACTCTTCGGCAGAAACTTCAATGACATATGCCAACGAAGAAACAAAATTAATTGCACCTGTTGACGATACTATTTTTGCACAACCATCACAAGTTTATCAGATTAGATATCCAAATAAGGATATTAGAATTTCAGTTAAAAACTTCCAATCAGTAACTTTTTCATAACAAGTTTATTTTATTTTTCTTTAGTTTATTATTTAGTAGTGTGAATGCCTTTAAAAATTCCACATAAACTATTTATAAATTAAAGTAACTTGATGGGTCAATCATATAGAATAAGAACTGAGTTTGGTATTAATAAATCTATTAATATTCAATTAGACCAAGAGTTTGAATTTTTAGAGATTTTATCTTTAAAAATTCAACAAGAAGATGTTTATGCAAAAAGTTGTGCGGACTACGGTGTTGTTGTTGGTAGAGTAACAGCAAATAATGGATTTGGGGTTCCTAATGCTAGAGTTGCGATTTTCATACCAATTGAATCTATTGACGAATCTAACCCAATAATTTCAAGTATATACCCATATAAATCACCAAATGATAGAAATGAAGATGGGTATAGATATAACCTACTTCCTTATGAAAAATCATACTCAACACACGCATCTACAGGTACGTTACCAACAAGATTAGATAATTTAACAGGTAGTACCGCAGTTGAAATCTACGACAAGTATTATAAATTTACATCAAAGACAAATGAAAGTGGGGACTACATGATAATGGGAGTACCTCAAGGACAACAATCTGTTGTTATGGATGTTGATTTGTCTGATATTGGTGAATTTTCTTTAACACCTCAAGATTTAATTAGGATGGGTCTTGCAACTGATGCTCAAGTTGCAGGTAATAGATTTAGAACCTCAACTGATTTGAATTCATTACCGCAAATAATTAATGTAGTTAAATTTGTTGAGGTGTCACCGCTTTGGGGTGACCCTGAATTGTGTAGTATTGCAATTAACAGACTTGATTTTGATTTAAGAGATGACGCCAATGTTGATATTCAACCAACTTCAACATTTATGGGTTCTATATATAGTACTCCTGATAAAATGAGAATTAGACCCAATTCCAAACCTAAAGATAATTTTGGTAATATGTGTGGGTTAGTTGCAGGACCAGGACAAATATTAGCAATAAGACAAACTATTGACCAAGATGAAGATGGAAATCCTGTATTGGAACAATATCAGTTAGAACAAGCTGGTAATATTATTGACGGTAGTGGTGTTTGGTTAACCGAATTACCAATGAATATGGATTATTTTATCACAAATGAATTTGGTGAAAAAGTAATTTCATATGACCCAACGGTAGGTATTCCAACTAAAGCCAAGTATAGATTTAAAATTAAATGGCAACAACCTCCAACATTAACTGAACAAACCAGAAGACCATATTTTTTGGTTCCAAATATTAAAGAGTATGGTTGGTTAAATCCTAATACTGACCCATTAAATTTAACAGGAAATCCTAATAAAAAATTAGCTAGTTCATATTATTTTGGATTAGCGTGGAGTGGATATACAAATGGTTTTAGTAAAACCTCTGGTAATGAATATTATGATAGACTTAATGAAGTTATTGATTGTGAAGATACTTTTTATGAATTTAATTTTAATAAAGTTTATACAGTTTCACAATTAATTGATGAATTTAAAAAGGGTGGAAGGTCTAGATTTGTAGGAATCAAAGA